CAACAGCAGTGCTCTGCGCAAGCCGGATAAGCCTTTTTAAAACCGACTTTTCCCACCAAGGGGGTAGTACGCCCAAAATTCAGCTTATGGATTCACACTTCCTACACTTGAAAAGTGCGAACATAAAAACAGTTTCATCCATATCCTCCTTAATAAATTCCGATTTGATTCTCCCATTATACCATCCCGCTACATCTCCTTCAACGTAAAACTCACCGTCCAAAGTCCCTTATAACTGGTATCCTTTTTCAGTTTCGCCTTATACCCTGTCACATACATCTCCGCCAGTTTCAGCTCCGCCATCTCCACATCAAAATACTGCACGCTGATCTTATCCAGTTTCGCATACCCCGCCAGCTTCTTAAGCCACTTCGCCGTAACAGAAAACGACACTGGGATCCGCGCAACACCATGCCGCACCACATCCCTCTGTGTCGTCCCAGCCTCCGTCTCACCGCCGGAATCCGCTTCCACATCCTCCAGTTCCACCTCATAAGAATCCGGAAGCGGCAGGTTCTCCCCGTCAAACACAAGATACTGAAAAAAAGCCATCCTATCTACCTCCGCTCCTCAGACTCATTCTCTGCTGTGCTGTCACGATCACCTCATCCAGCAGCTGGTTCCCCAGATAAACCGGAATCACCAGATCCCCCTGCTGTCCTTTCTGATCACCCAGCACATCTTTCAGCGCCGCCACAATACCGGCTGTCAGATCCACACCGCCGGACGGTCCTGTACCGGTCATCACACCGCCATCTGCGGCGAAACCACCATATCCGCAGCCACACTGTTCACAGCCGCCTTTACCATTCCCCTGCTCTTCTCAATGCCCTCAGCCAGACCACTCATAAAGTCCGGCATCCAGCTTTCAAAATCCGTCAGAGGTCCTTCATCCGGAACAGAGAAATGCAGATGGGAACGGATTGTATTGGCTACATCCGTCACTGCATTGGCAACTGCACCAATACAGCTCCGGATTCCATTCACAATGCCATTGATGATATCCGCGCCCCACCGCCATCCGGCAGATGCAAGGCTTGTAATATAATTCACCGCATTACCCAGTCCGTCCCTGATCGTATTATAAATTCCGGAAATCGTGCTCCGGATCCCGGACCACATGGCATTAAAAGCACTGGAAACTGTATTCTTAATCCCGTTTACCACAGAAGAAATCGTATTCCGGATCCCATTCCACACGGAATTGACAGTACCCCTGATTCCATTCAGCACGGTAGAAATAATTGTCCGGATACCATTCCAGACCGTAGAGATCACCGTCCGGATCGCATTCATCACCGTAGTGATAGTTGTTTTGATTCCGTTCCAGGCACTCTGCAAAAATGTCCGGATCCCGTTCACCACATTCGTAATGACAGACTTAATCCCATTCCAGACAGAACCCAGAAATGCAGAAATCGCATTCCATACAGCCATAACCGTTGCCCTGATCCCATTCCACGCTCCCACAAGGAAAGTAGAAATTGCAGTGACAACCGTTGTGAACAGTGTCTTAATCCCAGCCCACAGACCGGAAAAGAAATCCCTGATGCCATTCCATACAGCCACCGCCGTATTCCGGATCCCGTTCCATGCAGAAACCAGAAACTGGGAAACCGCCGTCCATACCTGGACAGCGGCTTCCTTAATCTCATTCCACAGCCTGATCCAGAACTGCCGGAACTCTTCATTCGTATTCCAGAGATAAATAAAAGCCGCCACTAAAGCTGCAATGGCAGCGATCACAATGGCGATCGGATTTGCCATCATCGTGGCACTCAGCGCCGCAAAAGCACCCTTCACCGCACTGATCGCACCGGCAAGCTTCGGTGCACATGTCATAATCGTTCCAATGGCCGAAAGGGTCTTGCCTATGATGATCAGCACAGGTCCCAGAGCCGCAGCCAGAAGTGCAACGATCATGATCACACGTTTCACCCCGTCCGTCATGGCATTCAGCACATCCACCATCCCCTGCAGTCCGGAAACAATACTCCGCACCGCAGGCATCAGCAGATCCCCGAAAGAGATCGCCAGCTCCTGAAGCTGTGACTTCAGAATAGTCAGCTGTCCTTCCAGATTATCCTGCATGGTATCCGCCATGTTCTTTGCCGCATCCTTACAGTTATTCACTGCCCCGGACACCTTTTCAATATCCTCCGGAGCCGCATTCATCAGCGCAAGGAACCCTGACATTGCATTCTTTCCAACCAGAGCCTCCGCATTATTTGCCTTCTCGGCTTCCGTCATTCCTGCAAAAGCTCCCCTGCAGTCAGCCAAAATTGCAGACAGGCTCCGCATGGAACCGTCCGCATTGGTCGTGGCAATGGTCACATCCCCGATCGCCGCACCCGACAGCTTCACATCCCCGGTCAGGTTGGTCATGATGGAACGCATGGAAGTACCCGCCTAGGAAGCCTTGATACCGGCATTCCCCATCAGACCGATAGCTTCTGCCGTATCCTCAACCGAGAATACCAACGCCCCGGCAGCCGCCAGCACATCCGCAAAATGTCCCGAATCCGCTGCAGTCAGCCCAAAAGCCGTCAGCGCGTCCGTCACAATATCAGAAGTCGTTGCCAGATCTTCCCCGGAGGCTGTCAAAATCCGATCCCGTTGCCCCGGACACAGCCGCCACCTTACTCATCGCAGAGTCAAAATCAGCGGCAGTTTTCACCGCCGCCGTTCCAAGCCCTGTCACCACTCCCGTCACAGGAAGCAGCTTCTGCCCAACAGAAGAAATCTTGTTTCTAACCGTCTGCAGCTTTTCACCGGTTGCCCCGATTTTCTGCAGGGCAGTCGCAGACTGGTTCGCCTGCTCTTCCAGACTCCGCAGTCTCTGTTCCGTCTCAATAATCTCCCTCTGCAGGGCATCATACTGGTCCTGGGAAATCGTTCCTTTCCGCAATGCCTCATCCGCCTGCTGCTGTGCAGTCTTCAAAGTCTCCAGCTTTTCCCTTGTTTCAGAAACCGCCTGTGCCAGCAGTCTGTGCTTCTGCGCAATCAGCTCCGTATTCCCCGGATCCAGCTTCAGAAGCTTCTCCACATCTTTCAGCTGGCTCTGCGTATTCCTAATTTCCGTATTAACCCCTTTCAGGGCAGTCTGCAATTTCGTGGTATCGCCGCCAATCTCGACAGTGATCCCCCTGATTCTGTTCCCTGCCATACGGCCACCCCCTAAATCCCATAAAAAAAGGCACAAAAATACCCGGATCACTCCGGGCACAAAAAAAGCATCTGCCATTCCTGACAAATGCTTTCCATATCTTCTTTTATTAAATCAATAGAACTGAAAGTTGTAGAACAATCTCTCTACCGTTCATACGATGCAATGATTTCTTTGCTGTCTGCAATTCTATAATCAAGTGTTCCCAAATTACCAATCAAGTTAAATGTCATATCTGCATTAACCTGCAATTCATCTTCAATCCTGGATGCAGACGGCTCATCTTTTAGAAAAACGGTTAATCCATAAGGCTCTGTTTCAGACTGTATCTCTATACTGTCATATGAATATCCCTCCGGATACTCTTGACTACTTACAATATTTATAACATTCGAAGAATCTCCTACATAATCTGTCTTATACTGCGACAGATCAGGAATTTCGTACAGTTTTTCTTTTTTCCCGCACGCCGAAATCAACATTATTAATACCGTAACTAACATAATTGCAAGTACTTTTTTCTTCATAGAAACACCACCTGAAAACTTTTATTTATCTTCTAACTCAAATCCGAGTTCTTTCAGTTCTTTTTCGTTTCTGACATCTTCATCAGTTTTCTTTCCAGTGATGGCGCTGTAGGCTTCTTTGATACCATTTTTCACTGCCCATTTGATAACGAAATACAGTGCGATCAAAATAACAATTGCGGTTCCTCCACTTATGCCTAATTCATTCCACATAATCATTAACTCCTCCGATTTCGTGACTTTCAATTTATTTTCAACTTTGCAGGCTGGGATTTATCATTGAATAAACCACATCCATACTCCAACTACTATAAGCAATATACCTGATATTCTTCCTGCAAATTTCGACTTTTTATATCCTAGAAAATTTATTGTTTCGGGAGTTGTAAATGGCAATAAAACAACATCTATACCCATTACTATAATTCCAATTCCTATTATAAAGACATTATTGTTAGAAATAATGCCATAAAACATAACTAAGAAGCCCAAAATAATGCCTAATATAAAATACTTGATTTTATGGCTGTCTTTATCCACCATCTTTTCATAACAATTTTCACATTTGCTGTTACAAAACTCAAAATTGTCATTTAATTTTTTTCCACAATATTTACATTTTTTCATACTGTTTCCTCGGTAATCCTCAAAAATTCATTCAACAGCTCACGATTTTCTCAATTCTCCAAACTTAAATTTGCTTTGTAACTATGACTTTTCCTTCAGAATCCAGAAGAGGTGTAATACTGGCTCCAAGTCCGGAGTTCCAACAAAGGTAGTTAACCCCAGTCTCCTTATCTACAAGAATTTGACGAATTCCTTCATCTTTAAGCATACTTCCGTCTTTAAATATAACTTCAAATCTTTCTTCTTTCTTTGCCATGTTTACTCCTCTTTTCTCAAGCGTTAAATTTTGATAAACCCATTATACCCTTTCTGAATCATCCTGTCACCACATTTCATCAGATCAGAACCTGTCGAAATCCTCCTGTGTGGCAACCTGTTTGCCATAGAATTGACTCCTTTCAGATTTGACTAATAGATTTTCAGATAAAAAGAAAAAGCCGCTGACACGTTATCTTCTAACGCATCAACAGCTTCTATCCTACTTTAATTCAGTGTATTATTCGGTTTTGTAAAGGTTTATTTGCTTTCAGCATTCTCCCTGATATGGTAATAATCATCCATATCAATGCCTATTTTTACCTTGGCATCTGGTTTTCGTTTGCCCAAAAGACACACAGTCTCGACAGTTGTTTCAGTTTCCAAGGGAAGTTCTTTCACTTCCTCACCATCAACAGGCACAGGAAAATTGAATACGATCTTCTTTATCCAGCTTCCGTCTTTCCTTTTCTCCGGGAACATCTCAATTCGCTCGATAAAGGCCTTCATAAACTCCTTCTGCTCCGCTTCCGTTGCGGAATGGTAGACTTCATCAAATGCCAGCAACAAGCGATAGATATTGTCTCCGGAAATCTTCTCCTGCTGGATGCTGCGGATCTGACTTTGCAATTCGCCAATCTGAACTTCGATTTCCTCTATGGTGTCATACTGCTCATCATAGCGGCGCTGCAAGTCCAAAATCTTTCTGTCATAGTGGGCATCATTGATGTCCAAGGTATCCATCTGACGCTCCAAGCGGCTTTTCGTTCCAAAGGCTTGCTTTAGCCGCCCTTGTAGGACAGCAATCTGCCGTTCCATATCTTCTGTATCAACTGCTGTTCCGATTTTCGCCTGAATCGCTTCTACAAACCGTGGATTGTTGACCATAGCGGAGATAACCTTCGCCACAAATTTGTTGATTTCCGTCTGCTCGATATTCAGACGGAAACTGCACTCATGCCCGGTAGGTGTTACCGTATTTTTGCAGTAGTAATAATACCGTGTTTTCTTGTCCTTGCTGTGCGCCTTGGCGATATTGCCGTACATACTCTTTCCGCAGCATGGGCATTTCAAGATACCGGACAGGATGTGTGCGTGGTCTGGATTGTTAACCTTTTCCCGCTTAAAAGAATTGATCTTGCGCTTTTCCTGTGCCAGATACCAATCCTCTTCGGAAATGATAGCTTCGTGTTGTCCTTCATAAACCGGGAACTCCGACTGCTCAACCACGTGCATCTCGTTTCTTGTACCCTGTTTCTTTTCTGTTCTTCGTCTGCCGTAAGCAATCTTTCCCATATAAACAGGATTGTACAATACATTTTTCACAAAATCTCTTGAAAATCCCGGAATGGTATTATTCTGTCTTAGTTTCTTAGTATAACCATTGCGGTTCAGATATTTTGCAACTCCTGCAACACCCTCATTAGTGTGAATGTAGCGGTCATAAATGACACGAATTACTTCCACTTCATCCTCTGCAATGACAAGGTTTCCATTTTCCAGTTTGTATCCATATGGAGCGAAACCGCCGTTCCATTTGCCCTCACGAGCCTTTTGCTCACGTCCTGCCATTGTCTGTGTGCGGATATTTTCTCGCTCAATCTCTGCCACCGCAGACAGCACAGAGATCATCAGCTTTCCTGCATCCTTGGAGCTGTCAATGCCATCCTCCACGCAGATCAGATTGACACCGAAATCCTGCATGAGTTGCAAAGAATTCAGAACGTCCGCTGCATTTCTGCCAAATCGGGACAGCTTAAAGACCAACACATAAGAAACATCATCTTTGCCGTCCTGGATGTCATTCAGCATCCGTTGAAACTCCTGCCGCCCTTGAATGTTCTTTCCGGAAAAGCCCTCGTCAGAATACTCCCCGGCAACGATCATATCCTCGTATGCCGCATACTTCCGCAGCTTGTCACGCTGGGCATCCAAGCTGTATCCGTCAACCTGCATCGAGGTGGACACTCTTGTATAAAGATAGCATTTAAGTTGTTTCTTTTTCAGAATCTCCACCTCCCTCATTCCTTCCTTTTACCATAAGTCCCTCGTTGCGGATATAATACTCCAAAAGCCACAGCACATAATCCGGTGCATGGCGGTTGTCCAATTCCCATTCAGTCATAGTCCGGTAAGGAATATGGACGAGCTTGCAAAAATCTTTCCGATTCAGTCCTGTGCTTTCACGCAACTTTATAATTCTGTTTTTACAATCCATCCGTCTTTTCTCCACAAAAGCAAAAAAATACACGTTGCGTAATCATTATAGCATAGCCATAGCGAATACGCAACGTGTAAATTGCAAATTTTATGCAGCCTTATCCGTCAGAAGCTGCGCTTGATTACTTTCCTCGGAATGCTCCACTCCCTGCGGTGCGTCCTGTTCCAATTTATTCAAAACCTGATGTCCATATTTCTGGAGCATCTGGCTCATAACATCCACACAGCGGTCAAATGCCGCATTATATTTCGCTTCCTCATAATATTTCTTCAATAGGCGATTCCTCCATCAAAGTTCCATATCCTGTCCACGCTTCCGGGCAGGGTGTTCGTGTTCCTGTGTTTGCTTTCCTCTGATGAGGATAGAATTGATAAAAGCCCGAACCTTTTCGGATGCGATTTCCAGTGCATCCAGAAAGGGTTGGGCTTTCTGTTTGAGTTCCATATATTTTTCGTTTACCGCTTCATACCGCTGCTTCCAGATGGAAACCGTCTTTTCTGCGGAAGCCAGTTTTTCTTTCAGACGCTTGTTGTCAGCATTGGCGATAATGCCATTGACCGCATAGCGTTTGAGTGTGTCGCATTCATCCGGTGTCAGCGTGATATTGTTTCCGAATGTGGCTTTTTTGCCCATTACTTCAATGTCCTGCACTGTCAGCGCAATGGTCTTTGCCGCCTTGGTTTCCTTTTGCAAAGATTCCAGTTTCTTTTTCTGTTTTGCTGTGGCAGCTTTGGCATCCTCCAAATTCTGTTCTGCCTGTGCCACCTGCCCGGTCACAGCTTCCAGCCGCTGCTGTTCTGCCTGCACCTTGAACTGGGTCACAGTCAGATGTTCCTCGGTGCTTCCACGTTCTCCACGCTCCACATCGGTATAACCGGCGTTTCGCATGAAATTGAAAAAGTCATCCTGCAACACACTGTAGGATGACTTCAAAATCTTTTTCCCTTTTGCGTTGAGCATGGGATTTCCGTCCTCGCCAAGCACCGGCTTGGACTCCCATTTCTTACTGCGGCTGACCTGTGTGATGACCTCCTTAACGGTTCCCCGGAGGGCTTCATCCTTGCATCGCTTCGACCAAAGGATCTGCTTTTCCACCACCGGGATATAAACCACATGAAGGTGGTAGTGGTACACCTCCTCGCCCAGAGCTTCGGACATTGCCCGGTTGCGCTCATCGGCGTGCATCACAGCGGAGAGGATATACTGTTCACCGCCCACGATCTCCACGGCGGCTTTGTAGGCATCGGCATAGAACTCTTTTGCAAATTCATAGCCACCGTGGTTGTAGAAGTAAGCGGAGTTCACATCGAAGATCAACTCGCCGTATTTGACGGCATCCGGTTTCAGACCTCTGGTGGAGATCACGCCGTCTTGTTCCATCTGCTCAAACATTTTTACATAATCGTCCATGGGTGCTTTGAAATGAACGTTCAAAGAAGTGCGTTCCGGCACGATGTCCTGATTGCTGTAGCTGTCCTTTTCACGCTCATTGTGTTCCTGTACCTTAGCCACATCAGCCGGTGTTTCCAAGTCCTGATTTCTGGCTACGGTACGGTCTATTCCATCATTTCTTGCCATTGGATTTTTCCTTTCTTTGAGATTTGCAGACAGCGGAGGGCTGGAGAACGGCACTTTTTCAAAGTGTAATAACCCACTATTACACTTTCATCCATACTGGCTGCAAAGTGCCGTGGGCTCTCCGAGGGCTCTCCCGAGGGGGAATGCGGTCACTGCGGTGACCTCTGCTGAACTGCCCGAAAACTGTCTGCATCGTTTTCTGTTGTTCAGCCCGGATAGCTGCTGTTTTGCGAAACACCACCCATCCCGGCGGCAGTGAAAATCAAATCTTTCACTGCAATAGAAACAGCCCAAATAAAGGAAATGAGCTGTTTCTATCAAGAGCGTTTCACGCTCTTTTGCTGCGTACATACGTACCAGCAATGGGATTTACTCGACCTGCCGCCATTCCTCCGGAATGTCCTCCGGTACGTACGTACACGGCGAATCTCCGTAAAACCCATTTATATGAGGTCGTGCAATGGCTTCCACTCCCATGAATCCCCAAACCCGCCGTCCGGCAGA